GCGCCGACTGGCCGCCCATATAGCTGGACGCCCGCGCCTGACCGGCCTGCTCGATCCCCTGACCAAGTGCGGTGCCTGCGCCAATCATGGTGTTGGCGATGTTCGCACCGGTCGTTGTGGCCAGATTGCCCATGCCGGCCGCTGTCGTCGCTCCCGGCGAGGCAAGCCCCTGCAAAGCCTGAAGCTGAAGCTGCCGCTGCTGGAGGAAACGGTTGTATGCATTGCCGTATTCCTGACTGCCCATCTCCTGCCCGAACCGCGACGCCGCCTTTAAGGCTGCGCCGGACTGGAGGCCAGCATTAGCCGCAGCGGAGCGGTCGATGGCCTGTTGGCCCTGCTGCACCCGAAAGGCGTAGCCGGGGTCAGCCTGATAGTCCGCCATGCTGAACGGCTGAGCGTAGGAGCCGTAACCGGCAGCGGTCGGACTACCGCCGATTCCATATAGTTCCTGCATCCGGTTGGTCGCCGCTACGCCGCCAAGCCGGAACGGCTCCATGCGAGCGACGGATTCCTCATACATTTTCTGCTGTTGCGCGCGGGCAGCGTCAGCCTGCTGGGCCTGTATGATGGCGGACATCATAGAAGCCTGAGACTGCTGCTGTCCCGCCTGCCGGGCGGCGTTTGCGCCCATAATTCCGCTGATGCCGCTGGCCGCCGCGCCGCCGAGTGCTGCTATCGTGAAGGGGTCCATGTCAGTTATCCCAAGACTATGAAGTTGAAATTAGCGTCTTGCCCCGTAGCGGAGGTATTAAGCGTTTGCGCCTGAAAGCTACCAGTCGCTTTATTCTGTGAACGCGTCCAGATAGCACCGGCAGCGCCATCGAATTGCACCACAGCCGCATAGTTGGCGTTAGGGAGTGCGGTCGTAAACGTAATCGCTACCGTACCGGTGCTTACGCGGCTTACAGACGCTATATTCCCGCCAGCAACGAGCGTAGCCGTAAAGCCGTTATTCGTGACATAGCCCCATGCTCTGGCCCCAAAGATAGGCGCGGTGCCGGTTTGAGCGCCGTCCAATTTGGGTGCGGTGACAGAAGCTGCGGTCAAATAGCTTCCGTTCATATTGTTATCTTTCAACAACACGCCGTCGATAGTAACGCCCGCAGCGGACGTTAACTCGGAAATCGTATCGGTCTTGACCGACACCGACGCGGCGATGTCACCGACAACGTCTAGCTCAACGCCTGCATCGGGCGTTTTGCCAATACCGACAAGCCCTGTATCTGTGATACGAAGCCGCTCAGTGCTATTTGTTGTGAACGTCAGCGCCCGAGCGCCATCAGCGGCCAGATCGGTCAAAGACGCGCCGGGCGTGATTTTGGCGTAGAGAACGCCGCCAGCCGATGTCATGGCGATATTGCCGCCCGACACATCCAGAGATTCAGACGGCGAAATTGTTCCGATACCGACTTTACCTGTGTTATCAATGACGGTCGAAGTGGCGTCCGGGTCCGTGCTGTCCTGAACCCGGAGCGCGTAACCTGTGCCGGTCTGCGTAATCTTTAGCGCGGGCGCAGATGAGTTAGTGTCAATTGTCACGTTGCCGGACAGCGCCGGAGACACGCCGGAAGTCGGCGCGGAAATGTTGTCTACGGTCCAGATTTCTACATCGTTGGAATCGGCCAGCTTGAACTTGTAGGTCGCGCCGCCAAGCCAAATGTTGGCCTCGCCCCGGCTGTCCAGAATGACCGGATTGGTGTTCGCCGAGCCGCCCGAACTGTCCGTATAGGTCGTCTGCGGCGTGGTCGTCCCGGCCGTGTAGGTATAGAGTTTGCCGCCAACCAACGGCGTGCCGTCGGCTTTCAGAAACTGCATCTTGGCGGTAGGAGTAAGAGCTGCCATTTATCCACCTACACAACTGGTTACGGTCAGTATGACCGAAGGAATAGCTGGAACCGGAGCCGACGCCGCCACATAAGGAATCTGGACGCCTGTGCTGTTGGCCGAATACACCAGCTCAAAATAGTCACCCGCCTGAAGGTTTAGCACAAAATTCCACGCGGCGACAGCGGCGTAGCCCGATCCGCCATTCAGCGATACCTGAGTCGCCGAGTCGTCCACATTAACGCCATTCACGCGGGGCCAGATAAACACATCGTGCTTGCCGCCGCCCGTTTGCGCGATCTGCGCTGAGAACTGAAAGTTATACGTAGCCGTATTGTCTACATATATGCGGGACGTTGGTGTGCCAACATAAACGCCATAGACCAGATCCGAGCCATCGGCGCGGGTGAACGTGTTATTGAACGTAAACGTGTATGCCGTATTGATGACCGCGACAGTGAAGGTCGTCGTGCTGTAGAACGATCCGTAACGCCGCCCGGCTTCGACGGCTATATACATATTGTAGAACCACCGATACCAGGGCCGCGAGACGAAATTCGATAGCGTATCCCAGAGTTGGACACGCGCCGCCGGTATGAGGGTGTTGTTGGCTACGTCAGGCATTGGTCGGGCTCAGAATGAGTTCAGCGCCCATAATGGCGATTTTGACCGGATCGGTCCCTGACACCTCATATACACGGTCGCGGATCTTGGTCGTCATGCCCAACCGCCGCCAGATGACGCGTTTGCCATATTGACCGATCTGGCCCATAGATTTCCAATGTTCGTTCGACCACGTATGGCCGCCATCATCCGACCAGCGCAGCATTACCTGTGGATCGGAACCTTGTCCGGTTGAAAGCCCGACACCGGATTCACAGTCTAGCTGAAGACTATGTTGCGTTGTGCGTTTTAGATCGTTCTGGCCCGTTGGCAGCGCCCGCCATGACCGCAACCATTTCTGGATTGTGTCGGCCTCTGCGTAGACATTCATATCATAGGCATAGAGCGTTCCGGCAACATAATCGCCGATAACAATCTCGTCAGCAAAATTCATTTGATTTTGCCCGCGATGGCGGGTGAAAGCGTTATTTTCCCATCCAGCGCGCTCATGCCATACGCCGGTCGAGACATCGTAAACCCATGTCGTATTGGCGGTCGGGAAGTTAAGGACGTAGAAGGCGTGGCCGTCCTGCTGGTAGGTATAGGCCACCGCGTCGGCCAGCGTCGTGTATTGCTGGATCTGCCACTCGACGGCGTGGGTTGAGATACGCTCGCCGGAGTAACCCTTGGAGCGATAGACGATACCGTTACCGCGCGCGTCCTTACCGAGCCAAAACAGGCCGTTGTCCAGCTTGGCGACGGAGTAGGGGGCTTGACAGCCGATCTCGTTGAACGCGCCCTGAATACGGGCAAGCGGAAAGTCCGGCAGCCCGGCGTTATACCAGACCTCGACCGATGTTTGCCCGAACAGCCAGACCTCGCGATGGTCGACGATCAGCGTGACCAGATTGTCGGGCGAACCTTCGGCGCTGGCAAAGTCCAGCGGGTCTACAGACGTGCCGTCGTAAAGCGTGGTCACCCAGAACTTCTGGCTGTTCGGCTGGTTGTAGACGAAATAACCATCGATGAACCCGACGCCGACTGCGCCGTAAAAATCCGGGTCTGTGATCTGTGCAAAGACATCCGTGCCGGCGTTGTAGATGTAACCGTTCGCGCCCGCTGCGATGAATAGCTGCGTGCCGTTGTCAACCATATTGACTGGATCTACGCCGGCTACGTTCCCTTTATCCGTGTACGCCCAGTTAGAGTCGATCCTGTAGAGCCGCGTTCCAGACACCGCGTAGGCGTAATCCCCAAACGTCCAAAGACCCCGCACCGGCCCTGTCGGCAACTGCACAAGCTGACGAAGCCCCGGCGCGCGTTGGAGGAACGCCGGCTGTTTGCCACCGTCCGGAACGATCTCGGGGAAGAGATTCACCATTCTGTTGTCCGCAGCGTTGACGCTGCGGGCTCGGTAACTGGAGCCAAGGATAGGCGTCTGCATCAATAGTTCCCGGCAAAGATATTATAGCGCTGACGAGTCCCCACGATGCTGTAGGGCAGCGCCATAATATCATCAGGGTTGTTAATGCGCTTCAGATTGCGCTTGCTATACATGGCGATGCGCTGCACCTGCGCCGACGGTTCGACGCCAAACTCCGGCGCAATTTCGCAGGCCAGATTGTAGCGGAACGCCCGCAGGTAGCCGGGCGGAAACGACAGCGTCGTCGCCAGCGTCGCGGGATTGGTCAGCTCCTCGACCGAAATGATATGCCATTCCAGCGCGCGCAGAGGCACCGGATAGACATACATCTCGATGTCGGGGAACGTCATATTGATCCAGACCACC